GAGTGTAGTGAGCTTGAATGTAGAATAGACGAGTTGGAGCAATTGAACCACGATCAAATAGATTCTGATGATATAGAGCAAGCAATTTTAGGTGCTACTCACTCTGCGTTATGGCAAGATTGGGTTATTCAGGCAGTAAGGACTGAACTAGATGCTGTAGATTTCAGAGTAACTATTGAGCGTTAATATAACTTGCAGCACATAGGGCGTAATAGTTCTATGTGCTGTTTAACTGGAGAATAGCTATGGATTATATGGTAATCTGCGGCAAAACTGGAGATATAAAATACTATACGGAGCATGAACCTAACCTTCCTAGTGTTTGGGAACTACCAGTAGGTAGCGAAGAAGACTACTGGACTTATACAAAACTACCAGAGGATAGATGATATGAACGATAAAGAATTTTTTGATTGGCTAAAGACTTGTCCTACTGAAGACTGGTCTGTTATAGATGCTACCACTTCAGAAGTTAAAATTAAATTTCCCGTTAAGATGTTTAAAGAAATGGATAAGAGTTTACTGCGTGTTCATAATAGCACTAGCTCAGAGTTATGGATTACTGATTCTGAAATTCGAGAGGCCACCGAACAAGCCGTAGATATTTTTGATGAATTTTTTCTCAACACCAGTCATGGCGAAGAGACTTGGACAGAGTTACAGATAGGCGATAAATTCTTTGATCTTAACTGTTGGGATGAAGGTATGGGCGATGGCTATGATGATCGAAAAGGTGCGGTACATTGCACTATATATCCTACAAAAGAACTAGAGAATGGCTATCGTTACAACGAAGGTGATATATATTTACGCCTGTTCACTGTTGATGAAAGCATGGGAGAAGACTGATGAATCAAGAGATTTATGATTTAATAAAGCATATAGAATGGGCTGTTGAAAACCCTGAAGAAATAGATTTATTAGTAGATCAGCCTATTGAAAGTTATATATCTGAACAAGCTAGAAAACTAAGCTATCTTTGTGATCGTCTTATAGAATCTTCTTGGATGTTAGAAACTGCCAGTGGTGCTAAATTTTATTATTCTAGTTTAAACGAGGCTCACGAGGTTGGCCAGAGACTTAGCCCAGATACTTATATTATAACTGATCAAAGGAATAAAACGAATGCCATCAAAACGGAACACTAAAAGACTTAAATTTGTAGGTACTCACCCAAAGCTACAAACAGGAATGTATTATACAGTTTATGAGTTTGCTGAAGCATCGGGTGTAGACTATAAAAGACTACACAATAAGATGTCTAGGCATCCAGTGATGACAGACGAATTATTAAAACCTTATGTGCCATCTCCACCGCTTCCAAGGTTAGAGCATAAAGAAGAAGTTATGATGGATAAGTGGCTAAGAAAACAACTAGTACCAACGAGGTGATTAAAATGGTAGATAAATTAGTAATGCAGAAAGATGTAGAATCTAAATTAAATACATATAAAGTTATGATGTCTGAGGTTCATGGATATTATATTGATGTTCCTGCAAGCAGTCCTGAAGAAGCTTTAAAGTTCGCTAAAGCGGGAAGCTATTACGAAGAGTACGGTAGGAAAGTTGTAGATAGAGAACCTGTAGAGGTTGTTGAAGATGAAAAAATACATACACGTTAATCAGCACAAGATAAGATCTAATTTAAAAAATAAAACAAACGATCCTGTTATCACAGTTAAGCAGGGCAGAACAAATACTTATTGCAAGAGCGTAAAGATATTAGGTCATGCAGAAGTAATGCAGTCACTAGATGATAAACCTATTTTATCTTGCGGTGCAAGAGTTGTAATAGTTACAGAAGCAGAGGTGCAGATAGATGGATAAAGAAACTGAACGCGATGATCTTATATTTAAAGCAATAGATCAGTTTAAACTGGACATAGAAGATGGCGAGTATCATCCAATTTATGAGCTGCTGAAGGCAGTAGATCCTAAAATTTTAAAAGGTTATTTATCGGTGAATGTATATGAGTAAATATTCTATTGAGAATCCCACCATGCAGAAGGTTTTAGATAGAGGTTATGAGCCTGTTAGAGTCTGGCTTGGTGGTTGGTACAACGGATGGCGTGTTAAACAAGGATACAAGTGGCAATATATTTATATTATTTCAACAGGTTCTTTAAAGAAGTTTAAAGTAACTGAAAAGAAGAAAGTAAAACCACTTGAAAGTAATACTAAAGAGAGTGAAGAAAGACC